ATGAAGATTATGAGGCTGCTATGGATAATCCTATTATGGTTCCGGTAGTAAGGCAGTCTATAATTGATAAATTATATACAGGAAATGCTGATCTTCTTACTGCGAGAGAAAAAGATGTGTATGATAAATACAAACAAGATTTTGATGATTATGTGTCGTCTTTAGGTGACAGCCCTATTAATCTCATAAAATCATTATCTGAAAAGGCTGACAGACTTACAAGTCCGAGATCAGTATATGAGGAAAATAAAGCTATTATTGATATGGCTAAATTCAATTTAGAACCAGATCAAAGGAAGGAACTTGATGATGCTATTTCTTCGTATGTGGATATAATGAATAGACGGGATAAAGGGGAGAAAGTTGATGAAGATAAGCTTGCTGATTCGGTATTTACCATAGAAGATCTTGGTCAGGCTGGAAACATCACGGATCTCCTTCCTTATATCGAACAAAACAGGATTATTGACAAAGGTCGTATTTCTGAATCTACGTTGAGTAATTTTGGGGAAGATGATGCTAATATAGATTCTCTTGTAAATGAGTTAGATGAATCCGATAATACGCCAGGAGCCAATATAGATAGCGCCCAGAATCCAGAGACGTTGATGGTGAGAAGAATCTCCAATGACGGCAATGAAAGGTATGAAATTGCAGGTCTTAGAGCCGATAAGTTTATATCTTTAATAAAATCATTGGTTCCTATTCAAATAAGCTCTGAAACGAACGCTAATGGTACTAAAAGGTATTCTCTTAACATAGGTGGGGAAACGGCTACTATAATTGAACTGCCTTATCATGCGAGATGGTCTATAGACAAAGAATCGGCTCGTGTTCTTAACCGTTACACAGATGTGTCTATTCAGGACGTGGGTAATTCCTATTCTTTGGTTTATAAGCGTCTTGATTCAGATGAATTGGTTCCGTACAGAACAGGTGTCGGATTCGGAGAGAATGAGGTAGATAAAATAGATCAGGAAGCATTATCTTCTTTGAAAAAAGGAGATAAGGTTAATCTTGAGATAGATGTAAATGATACCTATAATCAGTCTCTTTTTGCCGAATACAATGACGCTGTTCAGTCCGGCGATAAAAAAAGAATAGAATCTGCTGAAAATAAGCTGGTATCCAATATGGTTATCAAGGTCATGAGTGGAAACAGATTCGTTTCTGTTGTTAAAGCTGACACGGGTGGCATAGATGGTATAAGTAAAATAAGAAGAACGGCTTTTAACAAGTGGAAGAAGGATGCCGGCCGGTCGGCCACCATCAACGTCGGCACGCATGTTGTTGCCCAGACCCTTCCTGGAAGACCGGTGTTTAACATGAGAGTAAACGGTCAAGGATATGGTCAGGTAGAAAATCTCCCTATTACCGAAAAAGGAGCTGAAAAAGTATCTGATGTGGGGTATGTCTTAAATGGCAAAGTCGTGCTTAAGAACGGCTCTAAATACACAGGCTTCCCATTTGCTTATTCTATATTAAATGACAAGGGGAATAATTACAAAAATGTAAGAGTTCCGGTAGTTGTCATCAAAGGCAAAAACGGTCTTAATTATCTTTTCCCGGTTAGTCTACGTTCTGTGGAATCAGAGGAAGGAAAGAAATGGATTTCTTTTATAGATATGCTGCTTGAATCCGGTGACTCTGAATTGTTACAGATGGGTCAAGATGACATACAAGATCTTAATGCGTATCTAACCAAGTTAGGTCTTGATCCAGCTTCGTATCAAGTATCGTATTTGAATCCTATTTCAGGTCTTAGAAAAGCTCGTGAGGCTATAGAAAAATTATCTACAGTTCCTGATGTTGTTAAGTGGGTAGAAGATGAAAGTAGGAGCGTGAAAGACATTGTGACGTCTGAAGTAGAATCTGGAATAGATTTCGAAGGTGAAATGTTTGTTGCTCCTAAGATCAGGATTCAGTTTGGTAAATCATCTTCCAGACCTAAATCACTTATAGAAGATGATCTCCCTTTCTCTGATGAGGGTAAGACCGTTACTTCCAAGGAAGATGTGGATGTTTATGAAGAGGAAATGCCAGAGGAAGGAGCTGTCCGGGGGACTCAGCCGGCGCCATTAGCTCATCCGACTCCTACGACACAAGCTACGCAGTCCTTACCTGGCAAGAAGCGTACCTCCAGGAAAAACTTCTCTCTTATGTTAAACGAAATAGAATCTCATATAGAAAAAGAAGGATTGCCGTCTTATGCTAATATTTTTGATTTTATAGCAAGGAAGATTGTAGGAGGTGATTTGAGGTTTCTTCGTGAGAGAGGTAATCCTAAAAGCCTTAAGGAGGAAATGGGATTAGAACCTAAAGGAACAGTAGGTGATAAAATATCCACTCCTTCCAGTAAAAGTGGTAAGACTTTAGAAGAATACGTTTCTTGGCTTCGTTCTCAAACAGATCAGGTGGTGGTTGATTATGTTGGGCCAAGATCTGACGAACAAATTATATCAGAGTTGAAAAACTTTTTGAAATATATTAATTTTGTTCCAAGTAAGGCTTTGAATTATTCTCTTAGAGTCAATGGCATGGATACCCTAAAAGAATATGGCACAAAAGAGGAAGTAGAAAAAATGGAATCTGATATCAATAGTTTGGTTTCTAAAGTTTTGCCTACGGTGGATAATAAAACTGTAGAAGATGTTTCTACTACAATAAAATCAAACAACTTGCCTGCCATATGGAGGCCCGTGGAAAGCCTTGATATGACAAACGAGGAAAAAATAGAGTTTTTGAATAACGTAGCAGATTTCCTTAGCGGCATACCAGAGTATGATGCTGTTGTGGAGTCTATAGAGTCAGAATCAGATAATATTTTAAATGATGGAAAAGAAGGAAGTGCAGAAGGCGGTGCAGTACGCACTGAGGAAGATGGCGATAAAAAGGGAGATGGAGAAGGCAAAGGACAATCCAGAACAAATGTCGAAGTTGAAGGAAATGTCGAATTACCTGGATCTCAAGAAGGAAGAGTAGATAACTATAGAAAGAACGGAGATAAGTTCTCTGACATTGCTGAAGTTACTTTATGGCTACTTAGAAGGGCTTCCGGCATAACCTCTATTCCGGAAGGAGAAGAGGTTTATGTAGAGGGAGATGAGGTTAATAGCATTATGACCGATATGGAATCAAGGTACGGGATAGACACCATCAACCACTCGCATACGACTAAGGCTATAAGGGATCTTAACGGCGTATCAGGTTATAAAGTAGAATACGGCTTAACCTTTTTAACATACGATCCTTTTATTAGGATATCCAATCCAAGGAAAGAATCTAAGACTGCAAAAAACGAACCTCGTATATCCGAAGAGCCGCTTACTCACATATCAAGGGTAACAACCCCTTATTTCCTGTACGGCGGTGATGAAGCATATACATCTGTTCCGGCTAAGGTAGAACCTATACCAGAGAAGATAATGGGTCGTAATGGCATTAAATTTGGTATGAGTGTAGTCGAGTTAACCCAATTAGGGTATAAAAAAGCTGGTGGAAACTGGATATATAAATTCTATATGAACTCAGGTGTGTATGATTTGTATAATATCAGTACCGGTGAAGCGTTTAGGGCAAAACCGGATCTTGGAGTTAAGATAAGTTCCAGTGCATTCATCCGCTCTTTATCTCAATCTGGTAGAAAAATACAAAATATGATGAGTAACATGAGTCAGGAAGAGATAGATAGGAATAAGAATCTCGTAGAAGGTTCTGATAATTCGGATTCGATAAATGAGTTAAATAAGGAGTGTTGAGTATGAGACGTAGATTTTTTAATGCTGCGGATAATTTCGTGGGAGGATGTTATAATAAGTTATCCAATGAAGATATAAAAAGGCTTGGAGGAAAAAGACCTTATGTATGTCAGTTTAATAAAATTCATATACATATAGGACCTGTATTAAAAGATCATGATTCTGATGTTAGTTACATAATGTTTAATAGTAATTGGAATCATGGTGGTTATGAATCTATGGTTTATAATCATAGCAATAATGGTATTTTTATATTAGGTGAAAACAAAATTGGTAACATAGAAGATCATATACAAGATCTAACATATTGGTACGAATATGATCCAAGCATTAATGAAAATTATTGTTATTTTTATTATGAGGCTAATAACAGCGGAAATGCTATCAAGTTGAATGGTGAGTTTGGTGATACCAGTACTGTTTTCAACATTCCCAGCTTGGAAGTCACCACTCTTCGTGATGGCAGTTTGAGTTTTCCGGAGATTTATATAGAAGGAATTTGGGATCCGTCATTGTATAAGTCGGTTTTATAATTAACTTTGCAAAAAAGTTAATTACAATGGGTGTCAAATGTCAGATAGAAAAAAAGGAAAATGAAATAAAACGGGTTAAGGCTCCTAACGGGGAGCCTTCCGTTCTTTACGAAAGTGCTTTAAAAGTATTAGGAAACAGCGAGCGGGCCCTTCAGGTATGGGCTAAGGCTTACACCTCTGATTTTTTGTCGTATTATGGTCATTGGAATAACCCGGCTCCAGGGGAGATGTTTAATACCGATCCCAATGGCGAACCTCTCTTAGAAGACGTGCTGTCGTATATGAAGCGTCAGACTTATTTTGCTGATCCTTTAACGGCTCAGGACGTTAAGGATGTAAGGGATTTCCTTTTGTCTACTCATTATTTTTTCAATGCGTCTTCATTGTCTAATGCTATTCTCTTCGATTTTTATGTAGATGGCAGTTTGATCCTGAATGAGCAGAAATTAAGGAGATCCGGTTTGTATGATGAAACAGAAATAAGTCGTATTTTATCCGATCCTTCTGTTTTAAATGAGGTTTCGACTTCCATGAGAAAGTTAATAGATTCTTCTATTAACGAACATGATAGGGAAAAAGATAATTATTTTATGTCTATTGACTATCAGTATGGTCCTATTGTTTACAAGGAGGGAGTGTTTAACCAATTTGGTAAAAAGGTACCATATAATCCTTCTGAGCTTTATTATGCTATGCGTAAAACAGTAGCCGGCATAAAAAACTTTTCTGAATTTTCATCTGCTTTTGAATCGTTGAGAAATTCCTATCCTGAACTGGTTGAGAAATTCGTTTCTGATAAAGAATTTGCCGAATCTATGTTTGATGAGTTCTCATCTACGAATAAGATTCCGGTAATAAACATAGAAGGGGATGATGTGGTAGAAGGCAAGAGAAGATCCTTGTCTAAGTTACAAGATCTGTCTTATTACAATCCTGGCAAAATAGAGTTCCTAAGAGCTCGTATGTCAGCTTATTTACATAGGGTTAATGCCGACACCGAATCCGATTTAAGAAGCATGATATGGGATATAGAAGAGGCTTGTACGTGGTTTGGCATAGATATAATAGGGACATCGGAAACTTATGATGGCACAGAAGAATCTTTGAATAAGATAGATAATTTGATGCTGGATCTTGATATTTATGTGGCCAGGCATAATGATGTAAATTATGCTCCAACGCTGGCATCTTCTATAGATGATGTTCTTGGTGATAGCACAGATTATTATTCTGAATTATTGCCGGAGTATATGGATAATTTGAATATCGTTTATTCTGAATCCAATATAGACCCAGTAGAAGCGTTTGAGAAACATTCATTGCTTAAGGTAGGAGATAATCTATATCAAAGGATCAGCAAAGATGATATTAACGAGATGTATCAAATATCAACAGTGTTAGCCAAGCACAACCTAACTCATTTTTCTACTAAAATATATCCTGAATCTTGTTTTAAGAACGGCGTTTTGGATAAAGAGAAAGTACGGAACGTAGATAATAATACGCTCATGGCTTCCATTAAAAAATACGTCAGATCGTTCATGGATTCTCAGAACACGGAGGACATGATAATGACCAGGATGGCGTTTGGACACCCGGCGGTACTTGACGTTCCTTACGTGGATGTGGATCGGGAGTATAGTCGATACATGAACAAAAAACAAGATAGCGAAAACCCATTATCCTTATTCGATTTATACCAATCTTACCTTGACAACAAACTCCATAAAACAAAATTATATGATAATGCCTATAAGTATCTTGACTTCAAACCTGGTCCATCTTTGGGCCTTATTTCTGATGATCCTGATATTTTGAAATCAATAGAATTATCTTTATCTGGAAAAGACAGGTTGATGTTGTTTGATTATAGCATGACCAGTACCGACCCTTCTTTATCAGAATTGTTTTATTTGGAGAAGTATGACCCTTCGTATGCCGGGAATGATTTTGAACACTATTTTTACACCAGGCACCCGTATTTGTTAAAAGAAAAATCGGGCCCTAATATCGTAGAGCAAGATGGTGTTATAACAGCCGAAGGTATTTATGATAATTTTATAAGAGTAGGTAATAAGATATGGTCTAAAGTAAGCGAGAGTAGTTCCGGCTCTATCTACCAAAATCTGACAGGAACCGAATCAGAGGTGAAATACGATTCTACTCAGAAGGCTAAGACGGTAGAAACCGATTACGCTCCATACCAAAACAGATCTGGCTTGACGCAAGACATGACCGTAAGCAAGCCTGAATTGGATGATCTTAATAAATTGGAATGTAGGTAATTTTTGTGTACATATATATAGTTTTTTCATAGTTATAATTTGGGAAGTGAGGCTTGTGAAAGTCTCACTTTTCTTATATATGCACATATATCAGCAACATACAAGAAAAGTCAGACTTTCGTTGTTTTTGGATTATTTTTATTAAGTTTGCAATATTAGTTTCAGGAAGGGATTATAGAAAAAAGGAAGGTAAGAACAGAACGTAACTAATAACGGTAGGAAATGAGAATCAGTACCATCAAACGTAATAACAGCATTCATCTTATGTATAAAAACATTATGAATGATTTAGGTCAATTAAGAACTGTAGTTTCAAAATCCTATATTTATAATCTGATACGAAATCAAACCGGATTAAGTATCAGAACTATATCCCATGTCTTGAATCACACGAAAGAACAGGATACAGATTCTTTGTGAAAACCATACATTTTCATACATTTGTGTGTTCTTTAGTTTTTAGATTTAAGTTTTTCATGGTATTAGTTTAGATTAGTGTAGATCAGGGTTCGCAGTGATGCGGGCCCTGGTTTGTTTTAAAAAGTATTAAAATATTTGTTATTTAAAATCCTGTTCCTATCTTTGTTCCAGAAACAATGAACAACGAGATCCCACCTCTGGTTGTTTGATGTTGAAAGATATTTTTGGCTCATTAGGGTTTGTCATAGTGGGATCTGACATTCTCTTTTGGGCCTATTTTTTTATTATGGATAATACTTGTATTCCTTTTGTGTTAATAAACGACAGAAAAATGATTGACGCAAAACATGTTCATAAATTGTTAGAATGTAAGTATGATTTTAAACATTGGATTAAGGATGTAATATCATCTTTTAATTTTAAGGATGGAATAGATTATATATCATATAGATATGATAATAATGGAGAACAAATAATAGATAATAATAGTCATGTATTTAGGCATGACTATTATTTATTCCCCAAATCGATTCTGTGTATCATCTATATGAAGTGTGATAGATCTTTATTTAAAGATTTTATTTATGATATATTTGATTGTTGTAATATTAAAAATGACGATCGGGTATT